TCCATGATACTGCCAACAACCCATTCAAAAACAGCCTTATCGTAGCACACGAAGAACCTGCTTCTCAAAACCTCTTTAATATGTCAAAACTCTTTTATGAAGAACTTCCAGATGTAATTAGACCAATGAAAAAATACTCCAATGGAAAGATATTAGCCTTTGAAAATCCAGAGAATGATGAAAGTAAAAAGCAAGAAAATCCAGGACTTAGAAGTAAAATTACTATTGCAACAGCAGGTGCAGGTGAAGTAGGAAGGTCTAGTACAATTCATAACCTCCACGCATCAGAAGTTGCTTTCTACCCAGACCCTAAAACAACAATGCTTGGTTTATTACAATCTGTTCCAGATGAAATGAATACGCTTGTTGTGTTAGAAAGTACAGCTAATGGGGTTGGTGATTATTTCCATGACCTTTGGCAGAAGGCTGTTAAGGGTGAAAATGAATTTATCCCAATATTCCTACCTTGGTTTATAGACCCAGGTTATACAAGACCATTTAGAAGTGAAGCTGAAAAGGAACAGTTTAGAAGTGAAGTAGAAGCAGTTTCTACTGATATGAATGGTAATAAAATTCACACATATGAATACGAATTAATGAAGAAACACAATTTAACATTAGAACAACTCAACTGGCGTAGATATACAATAGCAAACAAGTGTCAAGGTGACGAAATTTTATTTATGCAAGAATACCCATCAACACCAGAGGAAGCGTTTATATCAAGTGGTAGACCTGTATTTAATATACAATCATTACGTAAATATCAAACCGTCACTAAAGAACCTATACGTGGTTACTTAAAAGATATTGATGGAGAAATTAAATTTATAGAAGATGCTAATGGATATGTGTCTATATGGGAACACCCAAGACCAGGTAGAAGATATAGCGTAGGTGCTGACGTAGCAGAAGGACTTATTGATGGTGACTATAGTTGTGGTGTAGTTGGTGATAATACTTCTTTTGACATAGTTGCTATGTGGCATGGTCATATTGACCCAGACTTATTTGGTATTGAACTTATAAAACTTGCTAAGTATTATAACGAAGCATATCTAGGAGTAGAACGTAACAATCATGGATTAACTACTTTAACAACAATAAAACGTGAAGAGTACTGGAATTTGTATTTTACTAAACAACATGATAAAATATCAGATAGTGTAACTCAAAAGTTGGGATGGGAGACTAATGGTAGAACTAAACCTTTGATGATAGACAAGTTACAAGAATTTATAAGAGAAATCTATTTAGGTATTTATTCTGATTTGATAATAAGTGAAGCATTTACTTATGTCATAGAAGATAATGGAAGTACCAATGCACAACCAGGCTGTCATGATGATACTATAATGGCACTTGCAATATGCTTACAACTTATGTTAGAAGATGTTGGTGAAAACTATATTCCAGAAATACCTATAGACCAAAGAAAAAATATTAGAGATGAAATTGTAGATGAACTATTTGAAGGTGAAGAAGAATATGAATACGCTGATTAGGAGGTGTTACATTGGGTAATGATGTTGACAAAATATATGATGAACAGAGGTTGGTTAGTGAATGGAATTTTAAATTTAAAAATGCCATGATACACAAGGCAGATTATACTAAGCGTTGGCAAACATACTTTGATGCTTATAATGGTGATTACTTTAAAGATAAAAATCTACCAGATTATAGGTCTAATATGGTTAGTAATTATATATTCTCTGTTATAGAAACAATAAGACCAATTATGCTAGATAATGACCCAAAATTCCAAGCTATGCCTAGACAACCAGAAGGTATGGGTTTTAGTAATGACTTACAAGAAGCACTTATGTATGAGTGGGATAGAGAAAATATGAATGAGAAGTTGTATAGAGAATTGATTAATACATTAGTTATTGGTAATGCTATATTCTTTATTCCATATAATAAACATAAAAAGAATGTTGAAGCTATCGCTGTAAATCCTTTTAATATTTTCCCAGACCCACTTGCAACTCATGTAGACGATGCTGAATATATTATTTATGCATCATATAAAAATGTTGAAGTATTAAAAAGAATGTTCCCAGATAAAGCTGATAGATTAACTGGTAGTACTATTAACTACAGCGAATTGGTATATTCTAATGACAAAAATGCTAGAGTTGATAATCAAGTATTAGTGTTGGAGGTGTGGACAAGGGATTATGAAAATATTGAAGAAGATGATGAAGGTAAGAGAGAGAGTAAGCAAGTTTATCCTAGAGGTAGGGTTCTCACTATCTGCCCCGAAATTGGCGTAGTATTATCTGATAAACCTAACCCATATAAAGATGGTAAATTCCCATTTGTTCTTATTAAGGATTATGATATTCCTGGCAAATTCTGGGGAGAGGGTGAAGTTGCACAACTTCTATCACCTCAAAAACACATGAATGATTTGAATAATGCTATTATAGATAACGCTAAAGCTACTGCTAATATGCCTTGGATAGTTGATAAAAATGCAGGTATTAAACAAGGTTCTATTACTGCAAGACCAGGGCTTATTATTAGAAAAAATCCTAATACAGAAGTAAGAAGAGAAAGTCCACCATCAATGCCTATGTATGTTATTAATGCTGTTGAAACATATAAAAATGATATTGAAATGATAAGTGGTGTTCACAATACACTAAGAGGTGAAAATACAAGTGGCGTCTACACAGCACAAGGTATTTTAGCACTTCAAGAAGCAGGACAAGTTCGTATAAGACTTAAAGTTAGATTACTTGAAGCTGCACTTGCTGAAATTGCAGAGTTGTGGGTAAGTAGAATGAAACAATTCTGGAAAGAAGATAAGTGGTTAAGAATTACTAAATCAGATGGTAGTTATGATTTGAAAAAGTTTACAACTCAAATATTAGAATATGATTATGATATAAAGATTACAGCAGGAAGTACAATGCCAGTTAATAGAGGTGCTATGCTAGACCTTATGATTAGGTTGGCACAAACTCAAATGCCAGATGGACAACCTTTAGTAGATAGGGAAGCTGTTGTAGAATACCTTCCAGAGGAAGTTAAAGCACCACTTTTAAGACGTATGCGAGAAAACCAATCCTCCCTTGCTGGAATACAACAAGCTATACAAGAACTTGGTCAAGGATTACAAGAGGTAAGTCAAAGTCTAGAACAAGTTGCTGCTGAAAATCAAAAGGTTGATAATGAACAATTTAGTCTAATTGAAGAGTTGATGAGTGCTGTTGAAAAGTTAAATAACCAAATTTTGCAATTAACTGGTAAATATGATAAAATGGTAGAAGAAGAAAAAGAAAAAGAAAGAATAAAACAAATCCAAGATGAATTTTATAATAAAGGTTATGCTGATGCAGAAAAGATATATACTCAAGCAAATCAAGAAATAGATACCGATGTGGAAGAGTTTGGAGAGTTGCCAGATGAATTACTAATTGGACTTGAGAATATGTCTGATGATGAATTAGCAGAGTTAGTTGAAAAATACCCAAATATATTGGATATGATTAAATAGAACAACCCTAACGGGATTCTAAAGGAGGAAATTAAATGAATATTGAACAATATCGTGCATTAAAGGCACAAGAGGAAGCTAGTAAGGCTCAACAACAAGTTGAACAACCTACTACTCCACCAGTTGTAGAGGCTCAACCTACAGTAGAAGAAACCAAACCAATTACTGTTGAGATTGATGGTAAAGAGGTAACTATTGAAGAACTTAAAAATGGTTATCTAAGGCAATCAGACTATACTAGAAAAACCCAACAACTAGCAAATCAAAGAAAAGAATTTGAAGATGCTATTAAATTATATGAACACTTAAAAAATAACCCAGAGATTATACAACAATTACAACAAGTTACAAGTGTTCCTAGGACATTAGACCCAACTCAAGCAAAGGTTATAGAACTTGAACAAAAGGTATATGACATGATGCTTGAAAGGGAAATAGAAATTTTGCAAAATAAATATCCAGACTTTGAAGTCATGGAGGTACTTGAAATGGCTAGCCAAAAGCAATTAACAAATTTAGAAGATGCTTATCACTTAGTTAAATCTTCTAAAGGTGATACACAACAAACTCTTGATGTGGAGAAGTTAAAAGAAGATTTAAGAAAAGAAATATTAAAAGAAATTGAAAGTAGTGTCGAAACATCTAGTATAATCACACCTAATGGTGGTGGAGTTGTAGAAACTCCTGATACACCTATATTAAGTCAAAGTGAGATTAAAGTTGCCACATCAATGGGTATGACACCTGTTGAATATGCTGCATGGAGAGATGTTGATAAAAAGAAATAAAGTAATAAAGAATGGGGTGTTTAATATATGTTAAATAAATTATGGAGAGGTTTGCAATTATTCACTACACCAGTGCAACCAACAACAAATAATACTCATCATTATACTGCTACAGATAGGAATAATAATGAGAATTTTGGTAAGTTGTTAGAACCAGGGTTAAGAAAGATTTTCTTTGAAACCTATGATGAAATACCAGAACAATATTCTAAGATTTATAATGTTCATACATCTAATAAAGCTGTTGAACATGATTGGGGAATGGGTGCATTTGGAGATTGGACTAAGAGAGAAAGTCAATTTGATACAGTTGCTTATACTACTTTAAGTCCAGGTCTTGACAGGAAGTATGTACATGAAGCATTTACTCAAGGTTTTATGATAACTAGAGAAATGTATGACGAT